TCTTCACCCATATTCTTTACAACCTCTAACAGTTGTGAATAGGGAAGGTTAGGTACAGCACTAATAGGGTTGCCATTGACCTCTACCATTGCACCATCTTTTTGAGTCTTAGATAACCCCATTGGGAGGGCTAACTTACCTGCTTGCTTGTTGCTGATATCTAAGAACCACCCTCTGTTTGAACCAACAAAAATCTGTTGGTGTAGGCGTGTCATCATCCTATTCATTTCATCAATCTTATCTAAAGCGTGGTAGACACAACTTTGACCCCTCTGTTTGTTCACGTCCCTAAACTGTACTTGTACAAATGGCACAAAATCGATACCATACACCGCTGTAGGGTTATACATATTTGGGTCGCCAAGGTCTCCCATTGGTGTTTCTTTTGAGAGGGTATGTTCCCAAACTGCTACATATTCTTTATTCCAATATTCAGTATACCAATAACTTTTTCCTGTATCATCTGTATAAGGAATATCAATCCTTATTTCTGTGATATTACCTCTGGAATCGATATTAACAAAAGTAACATAAGAGGGGTTAATATTTTCAATAATAACTTTATCCTCTGTATTGCGTACCTTCAAAAATAAATCACCAAGAAGTGCATAATCACGTACATATGCAGATTTCTTACCTTCCAAGTTTGACCATTCGTAAACCTGTTGTATTGAATCTATAATAGCTTGATTGTCGGAGATAACATTGATACTATCTCCGTTGAGTATCTTGCTCACAAAATATTCTACAGAACGTTCTACAGGATTGCCTAAAGATTTAATACTTTCAAACTCTGTGCCAAGACGTAAAAGCAGTTCTGATTTATCATCATATAACCCGTTTGAGTCATATGCTTTTCTTAACCAATCGTATAGTTGAGACGCACTCATACTTTGATAGTTATTTTTCATAGTTACTCCTTTATTTAATCAAACTTAACAACTGCCATATGGTTGCACCTTCTGGCATAAGACTGTGAAGAAGAACAAAAAATCCGGTAGCTATCATTATTATTTTTATCCAGTTTTTAGCCAACCATTTATTAGGATTACTCTCTATTAATGCTTTAATATTTTCACAGTTCTTTTTCTCTTTTTCTAATAAATCTTCTATTTGTCTGTTCTGTAATGCTTGGTCAACAATAATGCCGGGATGACCGTTCCCATAAAGCTTTTTATTCATATCTTCAACTTTATTATCAATACTATCTATTTTTTGTTCTAGACGTGCTAGTAAAGCAGAATCTAATGATTCTTTTTGTAGTGTCATATCTTCTCCTTTAGGGTAGTGTCCATCCATGAGATTTTCCTTGCTCGTAGAGTGCATCTACTTTTTGCTGTAATGTTAGAGGGACACTTGGAGGTGTAACCCCACATAACTTGTCTAAATCTTCTTGTGTACCATTAAACCAGTTCAAATCAATCATCTTTGCTTCTACACCATATGTTTTTCCATCCCCTCTATCTGTGAACTGCCAGAATAAATATTCAGTCCAAGGTGCGGGGATAGTGGGTGTATTAACTCTGTAGTTAGCAATCCATAGCGGAAACTTATGCCAACCATAGTTAGAACTACCAAACTCTTTCCAATAAGAGGGACTTGAATAAATAATAGGAATACGTCCTGTAGTCTTTTCTACATAAGAGACAAAGTTCCAAAGTTCCCCATTAGGTTTAGAGGGGATATTTACCCGGCACTCAAAATCTACTATAGGAGGTATTTCAGGAGGGTCATTAGCTATAACGTTACAAAAATATTCAGCTTGTTTCAAACCTGAAATAGAATAATCTAAATAGTGATAAGCACCTCTTGGCATTACACCCTTACAATCACCCCACGATATCTGAAAAACTTTATCGGTAAACTGTGCTTGTGATGCTTTGAAAATACAAAACTGTGCACCTGCTGATTTCATTATATTAAAATCAATCTTTTTTGGAGTGGAGGGGTCGTCCTCCCATTTGCTTATGTCTGTTCCTAAAATCATGTGAATATGTCCTCCTCTACTTTCTGTTTTACTACTGTAGCATTAAAGCCATCTTCTATAATGTTGCTTAGATATTCAATAGCCATAGAAAAGGTATCTGCTTGGTCGTCATGTGCTGCGTTTGGAAAACTAAAGATTTCATCTTCAAACGGTAGCAACCAAGGAAAAGGAGTTGATGGAGGGGGTAGTAAAACTCTACCTTTTTCACACCATACACTTTGAATAGTTGCTCTTTCAACCTTTGACCCTTTTGGTATGTATGACACTATCATTGAAGCAAGTGCGGGGTCTGCTGATTCTCTAAGTACTTGTACAGCCTGAATACCCGAACTTTTCTCTTCAATCACTACACTGTGCAGGTTATAGTTCCAAGTTGTAGCCATTCTCTTGATTTCACGGATAAGGTCTGAAAACTCTAACCTACCTCTGTATACATCACGAATGAAGATTTTATAATCGCTCATTACTTCGACACACATAATAGATGTGTAATCACCTTTTAGAGAGGATGCTGTATCACAAAACAAGAATCTCCAAACAATATCCGTATTCTCAAATCTATTTATAAACCATTCTCTTTTAAAAACGTTACCCCCTAGTGCTTGTGGACGTTGTTGAAACTGTCCAGCAACATCTAAAGTACTCATAGAAAACTGTAACTTCATCACAGTGGGTAAGTCGAACTTTTCAGCCCAAAGGAGTTCCCCCTCACTTCTAGGGTCGTTCAAATCTTCAAACTCAGAGTGATAACGAAAACCGTCATTCATCTCTGGTAAGATTATCTTTTCAAAAGGTTCTTTAGTTTCTTCGATGTGTCCTACAATATCGTTGTCGGATAATCTCTGACAGATTATTATTTTCTTTCCGGTTTTGGTATCGTTGAATCTAGAGGGTAAGATGTTGTCATAAACATCTGTCATTTTTTTAATAGCAGGTTCTGAATATCTATCCTCTGCGTTCAAAATATCATCTAAAACTATAATGTCAACGTGCTCACCCGTTATTTGACCTTGTATACCAGTAGCATAGAAAGAGCCACCTTTAACATTGGTAAGTCTTTGTTGATTATCCCCTGTGGCTGTTAACGTCATAAAAAAATGCTCTTGATACCACTCTGAGGCAAAAAGCACTCTACGTCTATTTGCATCTTGTAGTGCACGACTATCCGCATAAGCTAGAAACAAGAACTTTGTATTGGGTTGCTTAGTCCATACCCACAAAGGGTAAAAAACAGCAACTAAAAGACTTTTCATGTGTCCGGGAGGGACGTTAATATATAAGTTGTTACTTTTTATATCCCCCTTATAAAGATAAGTTAGTGCTCTTGCTAGTAAATCAATATGCCAACCATCACAAAAGTCCCCTAGTCCTAGGTGTGGGTATGCTTGTTTTACAAACTCGTAAAAGTTCCGGCGACATATCTCCGCTTCAACCCTAATCTTGATTTGATTCATTCAATACTTTGGTTAATAAAGAGTTATAAGCAACTAACTCTTCGTCAGAAAGAGCGCCTAGGTCTAAATCCTCCGCTTTTTCTAAACTGATTCTTTCTAACTCACGTCCATAAACCCTATTCAAAACAATCTCAACAGCCCATGCACGTCCTTTTATTGCATCTTCAACGATGGTTTTTATAACCCTTTGGCGCTTTGTCATGGTAGGAATAAGGTCATCCATCTTGTCTAACTCTGCGTCCATTAAATCTTTTATTCCATAACCCTTGTGGGGTGGACCATAACCTTTACTGGCTTTATTCCCTTTTACCCATTTTCCGCTTGCATCTCTATCTATTTCATATGAGTCTGCCATATTAAGCCTCCTTTTTTGGAAGTAAGTTAGTAAGTTCAGCTATTGCAAGATTAAATGGTCCAAGAGCAAGTTGCTGTTGAACCTTCAATGTTTCAATAGTTTGTTCTCTCTCTTGATTGAGTTCTTCCAAACGTATTCTGATTTTATCTTCAAGAGTCAAATCTTTATTTTCAATGAACTCTACATTTTCTAGTCTAAGTTCTTCCATATACCCTCCTAACCTGTAATAGTTGTGAAGTAAGGGATGTATCTTGCAGATGTACCATTATATATTTTTAACCATCCTGATTGTGTCCTGCTTGTTGCTCCTGCCATTTTTAGTACACCAGAGCCAGTAGATAAAGATTCATTAAACGTATTAGTCAGTCCGAGTGTTGATGCAATACCAGCGGTATCACCTCCGACAAATGTTGCAGATGCTGAAAACCTATTATCTGTTGCAAGAAGGGTTGCATTACTACGATAAAGATTTACATCAGCCGCAGTGCCCATATATATAGTTGCACCATTGCCATACAGTACAAGTGCAGAACCAGCTAATCTAAAAGTATTTGATACTGAAATAGTAGTAGCATTTGTTCTATAGATGCATACATCAGAAGCTGCTCCCATATAAATACGACCACTATCATTACTTAGCGTTAGAGTAGAGCCAGTTGTTACAATATTAGTGGGAAGTCCTGTCATAAAGTCAGATACAGTAATACTTTGAGTAACAGGTGTTGTTGCATTATCTGTTACCATAACAAGTAAATCTGTTGCAGATGCAGATGTTGCTACATCAAGTTGAGTAATCTTTTTATCTGTCATAATGCCTCCTAATACCTATCCCAAAATCCCCAAATGCTTAAGTAAACATCGAGGGTGTTTGTGCCTGTTGCTAATATTTGATAACAAATATCTCCATCATAAGGACCACAAGGAACTACCATCATTTGACTTTCCCAAACATCATTTGGTCTACCCTGAGGGCTTACTATTGCACCAGATAAATCATCTGTGTTTGGTCCTAAGATAAAATAGCATTCGCTGCCAGAACTTTGACTATCTCTTACTTGAACTTTACATAAAATAGCCTCTGCATCTGCCAGTTCTGAACCAAACACCGAGTCTAAATGAATCGTTGTTTTACCTGTTGTACTGTGTGCATCTCCATCCCAAGATGTTGATGTTAATGGAGAAAGAAAAGGGTAAAACGATTGATGAGCCGACCATGTAGGTACACCAGCGTGAATCTGTAATATATCGTGGTTATCACCTATAGGTATTTGAACAGGAACATGAGAAGTTTGTGCATAAACCATATCCCCCGCATCTGCCATAATACCAGCAATACTATCATGCCATTCAATATTTGCTCCACCTGAGTTTACTCTTAATAACTGATATGCTGAACCCCTTGCTAATCTAGCGGGTGTGTTTGCAGAAGATGCATATAGTAAATCACCTGTTGCTGTCAATAGACTTGCGGGTGAAGATGTCCACTCTGGTATAGTTGCATCAGATTTCATAGATAACATCTGTCTTGCTGTACCTTTAGCTAATCTGGCAGGTGTGTTTGCAGCAGATGCATACAATAAGTCACCTGTTGCTGTTAATATGTTAGCAGGTGAGTCTCCCCACTCAGGAAGAGTACCAGCATCATTAGTGGTAAGTACTTGTTTTGCTGAACCTTTACCCAATCTTGCGGGGGTGTTTGCAGCAGATGCAATCAAAATATCACCTGTCGCTGTCATAAGGCTTGCAGGTGATGCTGTCCATTCTGGTGCTGTTGCACCTGCATTCATAGTTAAGTTCTGTCTTGCTGTGCCTTTAGCTAAACGAGATTTTGCAGTTGAAGAGGTGTAATATTCTAAATCACCCTGAGTTGTACCAACCCATAAAGTGTTTAGCAAATCTCTTATTTCATAGTTGAAGTCCGCTGCTTTAACTTCATAAAGAGCAGCCCAAGTTTTAGGTGAATGCCATGTCATATTTATTCCTCCTTTTTAGAGGGTATGCGGTTGTTGATAAAGCTGAATATTCCGCAAGCTGCTAATCCTACAGCAAGTCCAAAGAATATTGCTTGCATATAGGGTGAAATAGTAGGAAATAGGGTTGTAACTTGAAAAGCTATAGCTAAAACTACACCTACACCCAAACTAAACCAGCGTAGTTTATTACCCTCTACTCCTAGCGATTTGATAAACTCTACTACACCAAAAACAATAGCGAGTAAAGTTATAGGGTTCAATACAAAGTTTGAAAAATCCATATTTTTTCTCCTTAATATCCTAGTACATTAGCACTATCGAGCAATCCTAAAACTGCATCGTCTAGTGTAAAGAAGTTTGTAGTAAATGTTACTGCTTCCAACAAACCCCATTTGAAAGTTACTATTCTGTTTAGTCCTATTTTTGCTTCAACGTTTTGAATATAATATGCAGACGAAAAACCTAAGTCTGATAATGTAATATGCACAAGGTCGCCAACATCATTGTAAATAAATGCTCTCATTAAATCAGGGGTTGTGTTAGCAATCATTGTGACACTTTCAAGTCTGTCTCTTGGATATTGTTCTATTCCAGCTAAAAGGGTTGCATAACCTTCACCTGATGTAATATCTGCAATATATTTTTGGTCTAATGTATATTCACCCAAACCATAATAGGGTAGAACCTCAGACCAGTTTTGTATGATTCTTTCTACTGGATTTTGAAAATAAATACCCTTGCCACGAGCCTGTAATACTGTTACCCAACCTCCTGTAGTTACACAAACGAGTTTATAGATTGCACCAGTTGCACCAAAATCAGCAGCATTACCATCTGCATTAACGGTTGTTACGGTCAAGTTAGCTGTTAAATCTGTTCCTAGACCGTCTGCTTGGGAGTTTAGTTTATAATCTAAACCACTAACAGGAGTTACCATATCAAAACCGTTTACTCTTTCAACGGTAGTATCGTGAGGGTTTGAGTAAGTTATTTGAATACCTGTTTTTGTTTCCCCCGCTGCTATCTGAAAAGGTTCGTCTAGTTCAAAAAGAACCTGTGAACCTGAATCTACATATCGTGGATATGCTTTTACAACAAATCTACTTATTACATTACTACCATATGTTACATATGCATCTGTTATTTCTTCAATAATGTCGGTAGATGCTCTTTCATCGAGAACAATGTAATCATCGTTTTCTGCTAAAAGTAACTCTGAGCGTTCTGATTCAATATGTCCACTTTCAGTAGATAAAATAGGGGAAAGAGTATATTCATCATTCATTCTGCTATCTGATATTTCCCCACGCAATGTAGATTTATACCAGTTATCATCAGGGTTAAGTAAACCTTGTCTTATATAGATATATCCTAAACCAGAAAGGGCTAGTTTGTTGAACTCAGAATAAATAGTTGAGTTTGATTTACCTCCATCAAATACTGTTGGAAATACCGTTCCTCCATCATCAACATTCCATATCATATCGTATTTGAATGGAATCAAACTACTTGGTATAGTAGCGCAAATAACGTCATATAAATCCTTGTTTGTAACCATTGCCTGAGATGTTAGTTTTGCACCACTCAACAAATCCATATAGTCAGTTACTTTTATATCAAGAGTAGGAAGTTTTCCAATCTTATTTTTTCCTATTATGCTTTCTATCTTTCCAGCCCACCTAACAACTTCAACTTCATCATATGTAACAATCAAACCGCAACGTGCACCTCTTACTATTGTAGTATCAGGATATTTGTTATCAATATTTTTCACAGTAAAAGACATTGTGCCAACATCGGCTATTCTATCTAGTTGTGAAATACCTCCAATACCATGTCTGAAGGTAATAGGAGATATGATATCTTCGGTTATATCTGTTTGTACCCCACCAGCAGATGTAGCTGCATAAACTGTAATAGTTATTTTTTCTGTCATAGCAGCACCTATAATAGAACCTTTTGCAGTTCTGTACTCATTGTTCTTGAAAGAACACTAGCCAGTTTTTCATAATCGATTGTGTCTTGTGAATAACCCTCTCTTTGGCTTGTTATTCCATTAAGGTCTGGTTCTTCCCCTATTTTTAGTTTTGCACTAAACTCTGGTAGATTTGTTTCATTCAAAGAACCTAAAGCTGCGTCAATACCTCTCAACCCTAACTCAAAAGGAGTAGGTGAGCCGGGGGTTAACCATGATGGTAGATGAAAGTTATCTATAATAGATTGAACATTTGCAAGTTTGTCTAATACCCACTGTAAAGCACCACTAACAATCCCGCTAATAGCTTCTCCAAGAGAAGAGAACATACCACCTAAACTACTCACCGCTGGTCCAAAAGTATCACTCATAAAACTTGCTATGGTTTGTATTATTGGTAATATCTTGTCGTTAAAGAAGTCATATGCGGTTGTAATAGCGGGTAATAATATATTTTCCCAAAATCCTGCTAATGCTGTAATAGCTATTTCACCTAAAGTTGCCATGATAGTTATTACTGCTTGAATGATAGGTAAGATTTTGTCGTTGAAAAAACTCCAAGCAGCAGTAATAGCAGGTAATAATGTATTAGTCCAAAAACCTGAAAGAGTTGTTATTGCAGCGGTTAATGTATCTGCTAACCAAGTTTTTACTGAGTTGAATACAGGTTCTAATACAGCCCATACTGCTTGTAACTTATCTTGAATACCACCCCAGTTATTTTTCCATGCTTCGTATAATAAAACTACTACACCTATCACAAGTAAGATTACTGCTATGATAGGTAAGAAAGGAGCCATTGCTACAATAGCAGCAGATGCAGTAGCATAAAGTCCGGCTACTAAGTTATAAATAGCTATAACAACTACAGGTATTACAACAGCAGATAGTACAATCAATATTGGGTTGATGTTTGCAGATATAAAAGCAAATATAGGCTGCATAGCGGTTAACATCGTGTTAAAAATGGGGATTAATGCCATACCAATCGTTAAAATAACCCCTTCAAACCTTGATTTAAGGTCATTCAAACCCTGACTGAGTTTTATAGTACCGTCTATTTGACTTTGTGACATAGCAGTACCATGCTCTTTTGCTTTTGCAATATACCCCGCTAAACCACCCTCTGATTGAAGCTTTCCAAGAACATCAACCATCTCTAACCCTTTTTTACCATAAAGTTCTGTCAATATCCTTGCTTTTTCTGTAGGGTCAGCAATAGCATTTATCTTTGGTGCAACTTCATCTAACAACTGTGACTGTGTTTTTATAGAACCATCTGCGTTATAGATGCTGATTCCTAAACTGTCATAAGCAAGTCCGGCTTTTAGTAAGTTACCATCTGCATCTACAAGGTTCTTTTGGTTATATACTAATGCACTGTTAAAAGTATCTTGACTCAAACCTACATCATTAACTGCTTGTGCATATCCGCTTGCTTGGTCTGCTGTCATGCCAAACTTGTCACCAAGAGTATCAAGGGTATCTCCATATGTTATTGTTTGACCAATAGATGTACCTATTACCGCTGTTACAGAAGCAACTATTCCTCCTGCACCAAGCATTTTCCCTGCAAAGTCTTTATCATCAAGCACTAACGGTACAACGAGTTCGCTTAATGTTATACTCATACTGTTTTGCCTCCTATAAGCCCTCGGAGGGCTTCTAACTTTTCGTTCAATACATCGGGGTCGTCTCTAACTGGTTTTGGTTTCCAAATAAAATCTGATAGTTCTGCTTTTTCCTCTGAGTTAGAGTTATAGAGAATATAAGCAATCTGTGCCAGATAAAACTCTTCCCTGTCTTTTGTAAATAAGTTCTCACTGAAATATTCTTGCCATCTACGGATTTCCCAAGCAGGAAGATTTAGAACTGCTACAAGAGGTAAATGTAACTCTAAGGCAAGTCTACAGTGAAACTTTTCTAAATCGTTCACAAATCAGTAGCAACAACACCGCTTATACGATTAGCAGCTTCTACAATACGTGCTAAGAGTGTAGCGGGTTGCTTTTCAATATCTGCTAAATCTTTTTCTGAAAACAAATATTCGCCGTCTTTATCTACTAAAGATGCAATAATAAGTAATGCATATTGGTGATGAACAACAGGTTTTCCATGTTCCATCGTTGCATGTCTTTGCAACATTTCTAACTGTGTACCCGATAGTTCTTGAACGTAAATAGGTTCTTTTGACCATTCGGGAATACTGATTTCTTCCCGCTTTGGTACATAAGATGATAAATCTATTTTCATATTTCCTCCTCTAGCATGTGTATAGAGAGGGGGTCAAGCCCCCTCTCATTATTTTGATTAAGCAATCGTTATTGAACCGGATGCTTGCCATTTAACTTTGACTTGGATAGAATCTGGTTTTTCTGCTTTTGCTTCCTGAATCTTTACACTGGTTGGAAAAGCTAAAAAGCTCCAATCAGTTAATGAACCAGAAGTTGCGGTTGGATAGGAAACTGTATATGCAGTAACAGTTTCTGCTGCCATATCTGCATATAAACTTGCTACCAAACTACCAGAAGCGTTCAAGGTCAACTCGAACTCGCCTAGCTCTTTTAGTCCGGCGGGTATGTAAGTACGCCAACCACCACTTGAATGATTGGTTGTCTCAGCTTTTTCTGCTTTTATTTCAGGTACACCTGTTGAAATGATTTCTCCAACAGTGGTAGAACCCTTTTTTAACAAAGTGCCATAGCTTTTAACTGCCATAGTTATTACTCCTTATATATAAGATAAAAATCCCTGTGAGAAAAGAAAGTGGAGGTATTTTCATCAAAACCCTCGACTTTTGACTCTGTTGGGATTGATGTGAATAATGTGTTATAGAAAGCAAGGGTATTTTCTACTGTTTTTGCCATATTTTGTAGTGTAGTCTCATTGATAGCACAACATGTAACTTGTACCCTCTCTATTCGTAAACCAGAATCACCCGACATAGAGCCAACTATACGTTGCCCTATTGATTGATAGACAATAGCTGTTTTAACACTGTCTAACTTTTTATTTGCAAATACTTTTGAACCTGTGGTTTCTAGCACTGTTTGTAAGTCTGAAAATACTATCATATGACCTCCTCCATCCTAGCAGTTACAGCTTCACCTATAGCATCTGCTGCTTTATCTGCCATGTTGTCTATTGCAGGGCGTAAATAGGGTTGTGCACTTTGTCTGTCATTGCCATACTCTACATCACCCGCATATTCTGCCCCAACAACAATATTTACAACTTTATTTTCAGCCTCCACATTATGACTATCTCGTAGATTTCCTGTGTCTACTGGACAAGTATCTCTAGATTGTTCCATTATTAGTGTAGCACCGGGAATAAGACAATCAAAATAGTCTGTATTTTGTAATGCTGCTAGTTGTTGTTGTAAACGTTCACTAGACATAATCAGTATCCTCTACCGTCATATAGGGGTCATAAAAGATTATTGCTTTCGTTAACCCACTGATATCAGGTAGATATACACTTGCAGCATCTAGTGCCTGTCCATAAAGTATCTGTGCCCTATCAAAGGTATCTGCTGTACCTGTTACCAAACCCATCACTCTTGACCAAAGCATTGCCCGACTTACTGCCTTGCAAGCTGAATCAAGAGGGGATGGTTCGGCATCAATGGCAAGTGCTTCAAGAGTCCAATCTATAACAACGGCATAATCGTCATCTGTTAAAGAAAGTTCGGTCCCGAAAGAACCTGCTATATTTGTTATCCAAGTTGTTAAAGGTGTTGCCATAATGCCTCCTTTTTAATGGTAAAGAGGGCTTCTTGCTAGAGGACAAGAAACCCCCTCGATACCTAAGACTAAGTTATTGTTGGAACTGCGTAGGTTGCGTTTGCGTCGTAATATACAGCACCCATAACCCGATTAAAAACTGAAAATCCAAACTCAGCTTCCGCTACTTCTGCAAACATCGGATATTCACTGTAAGGTGCAGCGATGCGCCAACCCTGTAAAGAACTCTGTGGTCTTTGGCGGTATAGTAATGCTTTTTCAGGCATTTCTGTTGCTACACAAAGATGATAGTGTTCAATCATGAAGGGTTTAACAAATACAGGAATACCACCAGCCCAATAACCAATCTGGCGATTTTCTAAATCGTTGTTGTCTTTGGTCTTACCAGAGACAAGTTTGGTTAATAGGGTTTGTGTTGCTTCATCAGGAAGGCTAGTAAAGCCAGCATCAAAAGCAAGATAGTGCTCAACATCAGCTAATGCAATGAAGAGTTTTAGTCCTTTAGTGTTTCCGTGTTCTGTTACAGTGTCAACTAAAGCCTGTACAAACTCATGGGTTAGTGTGCCTTCACCGATGTAATGGTCATGAGATGCACCTGAAAAAGTTACACCAGCAGGTGAGTCAGGAAGGGTTGTGCTATCTGCATTTATAAAAGGATAAACGTTTGTTAAAGTTACATTATTGTATAACTTGTCAACAAAGTCTGCTCTTACGTTATTGAAGATAGATTTCTTGATTTGACGTTGGATTTCTAGCATATAGCCTTTACGTAAAGCAAGATACTGTTGTGCGATTTCAGCAGGAGTCTTTAACTCAAAAAACTTTTGGGTCCAACCAAGTTTCTGAGTAAATCTCTTCAAAGGTGCAGCAGCATTAATGCCAACTGTTTGTTTCTGTGGGAGGGCTTCTCCCAACTCATCAACTTCTGTCATAAGATGAGCAGAGTTTCCACCCCAAACTTCGATTTGATTCGTAGTGGGTTGGGCTAGGTCTGCAAGCATTTCATTAACATAGTTGTTTGTGTATGCAGTTTCTGCCTGAATAGTGTTATTGATTGTTTCAATACCAAAATCAGCAGCACTTGCATTTTTTACTTTTAATAAATCCGAAATACTGTATATTCCGTTTGTAGTTGCCATGTTTAAATCTCCTTATAAAAAATATTAGAGGGGTTATTAACCCCCGGTTGTGTAAAAGACTTAATAAGGTCCTCTTACAACTAGAATATCTGTAGCAGATACCGCTTTTGCTAATGGTTCATCATTTGTTGCGCCTTTAGCATCCCATAAAAGTCCTACCACTGAACCGGACCAGCAACGTGCACCAATAGTTAAACCACTATCGGCATAATGAATCCTGCTACCAAGTCCAAATAAAGTACAAGGTGCAGAAGCACTATATGATTGAACTGTAAAGCCAACAAAGTTGGGGTGTCCAGTGTCATCTACGAGTGCAGAACCAGACATATAAATACGTCCATCACTGTTGAGATAGCAAGGTGCACCTGCATCTAATGCAGCACCTGTAGTACCACTATAACGAATAGGGGCGTGTGTATCAGCTAAATAAATAGTTGAACCTCTTGATATTAAAGCCATGATATTTTCTCCTTAGTCCCTATCACGTACAACGGATAGGTAAACTTTGATTTATGATTCCTACACTATGCGGTCCACAGGAGCATGTTCGATTTCACCTTTACTATCAAGGTTATCTTTATGCCCAAATGAAGGTATGGGTGTAGGTTTAGGTTTTGCTTGTTGTTCTTTCTTTTGTTCAGATAGCCATGCAATCTGTTCTGCTATTGGCAGTTTAGATACAAGACTTCTAAACGATGTAGGGATTTCAGAAAGTTCTTGGTCCAGCTTTGATTGAAACTCCTTTTTTAGTAAGTCGTTTTCTGCAATCAAATCTGCTTTCTCTTGTTCCCATTGTGCTTGTAGTTGCTTCTGTGTTTCTTTCTCTCTAGCAACTCTTGCTTTTACTGCTGCATCTATCTTTACCTGAACATCATCAACTTTTACCGTAGTATTCACGTCTTTATCAGGTCCAGCATCAATGTTTTCATCTTTATTTATTTGGTCTGTCATTTTATTACTCCTTAGTTTATAGTGATTAGTTGCACTATCCAGCATTTGCTGTGGATAATAGCTTTTGAAAGTGTGAAAAAATGCACACTCTTTTTGTTTTTGGTCCAAAGTGTGAAATAAATCACACTCTTTTTTGTTTTATTGCAGAAGTTTGTAATATTTATCTTTCGGTCCAGCGGAGTCGTTCTGGTCCTGTATTTGAATAATATTTTTGTTGATTAAATCTGGTCCTTGTAATATTTTGCATTCGCAAAGTGCGCTCATAAATCTTAAAAACGCTTGAATAATCTCTTATAAACTTCTTTTATCAACTTCTTTTATCTCTTTCTTCCCCCGTTTTTCATTTTCTTATTACTTGAACTAGATATATTAGTTGACTATAAGCAAAAAGGGTTGGCAATCATCTCAATATGTTCAAACTCTTGTCTATTGAGATATATTGAGAAGAAAACAAACTACACTTTAGCCTGTTTTGCGCCAGCGTTTTTAAGCTGGCGAAGCAAACGGGCTGGACCAAACATGTTTTATACAAAATCTTGTAAATAGTATGCTGTTTTATGATAGATTCTGGTCCAGAGTGTGTGTTTTTGTGTTTTTTTAATGGAAAATGAGTAAAAAATATGTAATCTGGACCGTTTAGTTAAGACATATAAATAGTTAATATAACTTAACTATTTAATATTGTATTTATAAACTTTGCATAACCAGCCAAACTTTGTACGATTATTCTAAGGTTATCAAACGTATTTTCAGATGCCTCTAAAAGTCTGTCATAAGTTTCTTGCATCTCTTTCAGAGCAATCTCTTGTTTTTCGTCTGATAGTTCCCAAAATAGACTTGCATCTAAATATAACTCTTCCATCATTTGTTTATTTTGTTCGCTCATAATATTACTCCTCTAGCCGTGATTAAGATATGGATATTTAACTAAAATAGGTGCATATTTATACACATATTTATCTTTAGTTGATGTATCTTTTGTTGGCATTTCTATAATAGCCAAACAGTTTCTACACACATCCCATAAATCAGGTGGGACACAATCTTCAGTAGATACATAAATATCCCACACCAACCCACATTTAAAACAACGCATCCTAAAACTTACACCAATAACCCCACATCTAGGACTTTCAGGTATTTCTATGTTCATTGTGTGCCTCCTCTAGATAAATAGCTGCTGATGTTAAGAACTGTAAATCGTCTTTTATCATGCCAAGGCGATAGTTACATTTGGTACAAAGTAACCCTCTGATTTTCATTTCTTTTGATTTGTGGTCGTGGTCCACACAAAGGTTATGTTTAGTAGGAGGAGACTTGCATATTTTGCACACTCCCCCTTGATTTTTTAGCATTTGTTCGAAATCTTCTAAGGTAATACCATACTTTTTTTTAAGATAGTTGTTTCTCGTGTTGTTCACATTTCCACCCTCTAATCTCTGGCACAAGCTCTTGTTGATATGCGGTATATAGAGGATGGGGAAGTTGATAATATCCCAAGTTAGTTGTGTAATGTGCTGGATTTATAATAGATGATGCAGAGCAAAATCCCATAAATCTGTAAGTGGCGGGTTGGCACTCATACATTAGAGCAAAATAATCAGGCAAGTCATTATCAATCTTTGGACAATCTTTCACCCCTAACCAACCATCTTGCCTATTTGTTGTCTTTACTTCTATTTCCAGCCCATTTATGTGACAATCGAAAGTATTGTTTCTGTAGTTATCATACTCAAATGAAGGGAATATATTGAAAATCCTACAGAAAGCCAACTCGCCACTGAACCCCCGCAAAAGCACTTCCTCTAATGTTGAGTCACCGTAAGGAGTGTTGCATGCTCCTGTTTTTTCATTATGTTGTAGACGTTTCTTAGTTAAAGCCTTGATAAATGTTTGTTCATTTGGGGTAAGAGTAACTTCAGTCATGTTATTTACCCCTCTTGTCTATCATAATCGCTGTCACTATTGCATTGAAAAGGACAATGAGTAGTGCACAGATTGTATAAAATATGTTATGAAGTTGTAGGACCGCCTGTAGTAAAACCAAACTTATTGAAAATATTGAAACCATAAAAATAATAGATGTTGTATTCGATTGTGTTTTCATAATAATCCTCCCAAAAGGTGAGGCTTGGAGTAGTGGGAGGACTACTCCTCTGCCTCATGATTTACGAAATAAACCTCCCAAATATTCAGTTGTTTATAGTAGAGCAGGTAATAGATTTTTATCATTGTTGGATTCAACTACCACCCTCACTATTTTCCTGCCCTCTCTATCATTATATTAAAAATCAACATTCTAAATGCTAACCGTCTTTTTCCACCCTCTATATCATGTATAGCAAGAACACCTCTATTTCGTAACAGTGCCGAATGTTCCTCGCAGCGCATGTAAGTGCACATGCTGCTCGTCACATTCGCTGGATATTTTTTTTGTTATTTCTAAAAGCAAAGGAAAAAACCGCCGGAAGGCGCAGGATGTGAGGGGGTTGCTCTTTAACCCCCGCAACATCCTGTATAAGCCTTTTATAACTGTACTGGTCTATATAATGTTTTTATAAACTGTACTCTATATTCTATTCACTTCGTTATACTGTGTACCACACAGTATATTCTATTCACTTCGTTACTGTATTTTTCAATACAGTATTAAGGAGTATTGTTAAAGTCATTCCAGTCGCTTGTTTGTTGATTGGCATAACCACAGGCTTTTCTATCCCTTCCGGGTCTATGCTGAATAGCAATGGGCACTTTCGATTAGTGCCTGTCCCGCTCCTTCCGTTAACTTGTATGATTTCCGACTTACTCATATCAATCGGTAGGACTACGTTTTTGCTCGCCACGCTGATGTAGCAACTCTAACTATTGTTTTATTTGGTCTCAAATGTCGTTGGGGGTTTAAAGCATGAGAAACAGATATCTCTGTTCTATATATATATTATACCACA